CAGGTAAGATGAAAAGATATGTTCATAAGCCTTTTACTCTTGAAGATGGAGATACTAAGATTAGTTGTAATGAAGATGGTAAGGTAACTTTTAAGAAAGAAGTTATTATTGCTAAACATCCCGATGCACCTAAAGATGAAGAAGATGAAGTAGAAGAACATGAGATAACTGTTAGTGCTTCTACTATTTTCTCAGTGGCTAATATGCTTAATACTACTAAGAATGTTAAGTGGATTGATAAAAAATAGATAAAATTATGTCAGTAGAAAGCAATATTATTAAGCCAACTGAACCAGACCTACAGGTAGTTAAAGAAGATAGGTGGACTAATGTTCAAGTTGACAGTCAAGTGCTCTCCGCTTTTATGGGATGCGCTGCAAGGTATAACTATGTTTTCAATAGGCATCTTGTTCCTATTTTTGGGGTTTCTAAGTCTATAGAAAAGGGACAATTAGCTCATATAGGATTGCATACCTATTGGAAAGAAAGAATTAATACAGGAGATTATCAAATAGCAGCAATAGCTGGAGTAGATGCAGCTAAAAAATCAGCATTAACTTTTAATAACTTAGAGGCTGAAGACGCGCTCGATGTATTTCAGAATTTAGTATCCTTTTTTAAGTTTATTCATAGCTCTAGTTGGGAGCCGGTATTTGTAGAGCAGCATTTTAAGAAGATAGCTTATGAAGACTCTAATCTTAAACTTAGAATTATCTTAACCGGGAGAATAGACTTAGGATTAAGAACTCCTACTCTTAAATTGATACCTGTAGATAATAAGACTGAAGCTGAACGATGGTTTTATACATCTATGAGTAATCAGTTTAAGATATATTGTATAGCTTGTGGAGTTAATACTTTTGGGGTTCAGAGGTTTGGATTTCAAAAGAGTCTTAAACCCGAGCAGAAATTTAAAATGGAGTTACTTCCATTTGATGCTCATATATTAGAAGAGTGGAGAACAGTTACATTACCTTATTGGGTTAAACAGTTACTTATTTCTTATGAGGATGGATTCTGGCCTATGAATACTACTAGTTGTGTTCACGGTCATTTTGCATGTCAATTTAGTGATAAGTATAATGGCGGCATTTGTTCTGTTAGTCCTGAAGTTAGAGAACAGAAATTAGAAAGATATTTTACAGTAGGAAAGGATTGGGACCCTTCTCAATTTTAAATTTATATGGACATTCTTAATGAAATTTTACAGTGGGCTACATTATTTATTCTTTTTGTTTCTATTCGGGCACTTGGTAAAGCAGTAGATAAAATCCTTGATAATCTTGATGTAATTGTAGGAATTGATACTAAGAGTAAGTAAAATGTCAAAGCACATCCACCGCTATCGCCGCGTAGATATTGGACGCGATAGGTCTGTCTGGGTAATGAAGTGTATTAAAATTGGTTGCACTCATTATGTATTTATGAAAACTAAATTGAGTGCTCCATTACTCAGAGGACAGATAGCGGAATGTAATAGATGTGAAGAACAAATGATTCTTGATAGGCGAGCATTGAGAATGACAGAACCTTGTTGTGCTAATTGTGTTAAAGGTAAAGAAGAGAAACAAGAGAAACTCAAGAGTGCAGAAGATTTCTTTAAAGGTTTGGAACAGGGGTTGAGTAAATGATTTTAAAAGAACTTCAATTAATTAAAGATGTTTTAGAAGAAAATCATATTATAGTTACTCTTTGCACTTGTGAGTCCTGTCTTAAGGGACAACAAGAAAGATTACAGGCACTTAATTTAGTTAAAAGAGAAATTAAACTTAAAGAAATGGACCCGAGAAAATGACTTTTGGTTATGATGAATTAGAACATGCTTTAGAAGAATCTGTTAAACTTCAATCACATTATGCTAGATTATTAAATATGTATGATAAGGGTAAAAGAATGGAATTTTCTAATGCAAAAGCTTGGTTATTAAGGTTAAAAGAATTGGAGAAAGTTAAAAAATGAAAGCAGAAGACGCAGTAATTAGACCAGTTATATCTCTTTTATCGAAAGGAATTAATGGAAGTGGCAAAACTATTCTTTCCGCTTCTCCTATTCTCCGGCCTACTTATGTATTTGATTTTGAGAATCGCTTCGACTCAGTTCTTAAATATTATAAAGGTAATCTAAAAGATTTAGAGTTTGATTCCTACCCTATCGGCACATCGTATTATAATATAGACAAAAAGATGGATGAGATACTTGCCCGTCCCGTCTATAAGACTGTTGTAGCCGCTTCTCTAACCTCATTTATCTATAATATTCTCAATCATCTTATCACTCAGAAAGTAGCAGAAAATAAAGCAGATAAAAGAATTAAGGTTAATATGGTCGGAGGTATCCCTATTAATCAACTTCAAGATTTTAATGCTGAAGATTCTGCTATTATTAATGATTTAGTTGCTTTCTTTCAACAACTTAAGACACAAGGGGTTAATTGTATATTAGAAGCACATATCTCTCCTTATGAGATGAGATATTTTGAAGGGGGACAACAGGTAACGGAAACTATTAGAACTATCCTTACAAAAGGAAAGAAAGCGCCCGCGGCAGTTCCAGGCTTTTTTAATGAGATTTGGTTATTTGAAAAATCTTTTGAAGGTGTGGGAGAAAATAATAAACAAGTTAAATATAAGGTAAATACTGTAGGCTCACCTTTAGATGATTGTAAGACATCTTGGGGTATTAAGAACTTTGATTTCACAGATAATCCTGACCCTTATCAATTAGTTCTTAATCAGCTTAGTGATGAATTAAAAGCAACACCCGCGGCTGACCCTAATAGACCGAAGACTATTTCATTTTAGGATTTCTTTTTAATGGAAATTTATTGCGAAAAATGTAAAAGATTTACAATTCATAAAATTATGGCTGCTTCTTCTATTCATTATCAATCTACAGTAGGTAGAGGGGGTAAATTAGATTATGTAAATATTAAATGTAAAGAATGTAAAAAATTAACTAAAGATGTGGATTTATCTCATGACTGAAAATAAGAAAGAACCAAAATATTTAACTGCTGAAGATGCTAAAGCTATAGCCTTAATTATCGATGATGTGCTTAAAAAGTATGAAATTGATAATAGATGGTTATTAATATTTATTAGTCCTGATGATACCCAATTCACCGGAACTGTCTGTGTTCCTTGTGCAGCTAAGAGGTTATTAGATACTATCATAGATAATAGTATTCCTCATATGTTTCAAGACCATAAGGATAATCCTTTGGTTGAGAATGAACAAGACATTAAAGCGGAGAAAGGTCAGGATGAGACTGACAGGCCCATAATGGTAAACACAAAATCCAAATTTAACAAACACTAACACAAACAACAACCACAACAAACAAAGAAAAGAGAATATAACATGATTACTGTAACCTCAAAGGATGCACTTAGAGCGGAAGTTGTTGAACCGGGTTGGAAGATGGGAGAAGTTATGCACTATACTCCCGATACTGCTAACGATGGTTCTATGCTCCATAAGTGGGGTATCGAAGTTGAACATAACGGTTTAAAGTATCCTTTGCAGGATTACATGGTTAGTGAGAAGGCTGTTTCTATGGGAAAGGCTTTCTTTATCGCTTGTGGATTTCCTGCTGCTGAGTGGGAAAAGTTAGTGAAGGGAGAGGCAACATCCGCACAGATTAATCCCAATGATTGTGTAGGGAAAAAAGTTAAGGTCATGGTAATTAATGATAAGTTCAACAATCGTGTTACCAATAAGGCCGGAGATTTTCTTCCTTTGACCTAGGGTAGTTTAGAGTTTATCTACTAGGATACTATTGAATAATCAATAAGATAGACTTTCCTAGATGGGAAGGGCCAAAATCCTAGTAGATAATTTAAGGAAAATTAAAATGTGTGATGAACAAACAGCAAAAACTTCTAAACCTTATAATCAAGTTCAAACAGAAGAAGATTATTATAAAGGGCAAGGATTACGGGCACTTCAGACTTTAAAAGACCAGCATCTTCAAAAGATTATTAAAATTCAAGCAGCAATAGATACGTTAGAAAGAGTTTAGAGTTTACTCTCTATATACTGGCCGAATCTTAACCGTGTAAGCAGCTAATTAGCATAACCATATGGGTGCTAATAAAACTGGCGAGGGAGCGGATTCAATAGTGCTAGCAAAAGAGGGTAAGGACTAGCCTAGAAAGAGTATTCTCTTCAGATTACACACTACTAGGCTAGTCATGTTCTTTTTGCCTCTAATCTGGAAAAGAGGAAAAGGTTGAGTGATGACATAAGAAAGATACGCGAAGAAAGACGTTGGTATGAACGCGCCCGATTTATTTTAGATTATCATACAACTAAAGGAAAAGATAAATCAGGAAAACGTAATGATAAATGGAAAGTTTCTGATACTGCTCAAAAATTAGGACTATCTATTGGAGCAGTTTCTGAGGCTATTCATCTAGCAAGAGCAATAAAAACTAACCCAGACCTTAGGCTTAAAACTAGAGAGGAAGCTTTAACTATTCTTAGAACCATTAAGAATGGGGATGATGAGTAATGTCTGAACTTTCCCAAAGAATAGAAGGAATTGGTCCTCTCGGAGCGAAAATTGCTATTGTAGACTTAGCTCCAAAAGATGACGAACTAATAGCCGGTCGGCCTTTCGTAAATGCGGCCTATTCAATTCTAAGAAAAGATTTAAGAGAGGCAGGAGTCGAACTAGATAGCTGTTATACAACTTACGTATTCAAACATCAGCTTCCTAATAATGAACATAAAAAATTTAAAGAGATAGGATTAAATCATGCAGAAGCGATGGCAGACCTCACAAATGAGATTAATGCTGTATCTCCTAATGTTATTCTCGGTTTGGGTGAACCCGTTCTTTACTCTATGGTAGGTAAGTCGGGAAAGAATAACGGAATTAACGTCTGGCGCGGCTCTATTCTTCAATGTTTAGGTAAAAAAGCAATATTCACTTGGCATCCTGGTGCAGAACTTCATGGTGCAGGTGAAGGACAATGGAAAAGTTGGCAGAAATATGTTAGAAAGTTTGATGTCAAAAGAGCAGTAGAACAATCAGAATTTAGAGAGTTTAGATTACCTCACCGTTTATTACATATTGCCGGCACATCAGCAGATGTTTATAGATATTTAGAAAGACATAGAAATAGTCCTTATTGCGCGTTAGATATTGAAGCTATTAAAGGGATACCAGTTTGTATCGGGTTAAGTTTTAATAGTTATGAAGGATTTTGTATCCCTCTTTGGAATACATTACCTATTGAAGTAGAAGCTAAGAGTAAGAAGGGAAATGAAAGTTATAAGCTTAAGATTTCTACTATACCTACAGGAGATTTAGCTTATATTTGGAAGATGTTAGCTGATTTCCTAGCAGATACTAAATTTAATTTTATTGGACATAATTTTAAATATGACGAAGATAAAATTAATCGTCTTGGATTCTATCTTAGATTGTATTGGGATACTATGCTTGGCGCTCACTGTCGTTCTAGTGAGATGCCTAAAGGTCTGGCTTTTAATACATCTATTGATACCCTCGAACCATATTATAAATTCGAGGGTCGGGAATTCAATCCTAAAGTTGATAAAATCGAAGATTTTTTCCTCTATAACTGCAAAGATGCTTGTGTTACCCGAGAATTATTTGACGTTCAGCGAAAGGATTTACAAGAAATAGACCCAGAATTTAAGAGTTCTCTATTCAGAATGGAAACCCATGCTCTTTATAAACATATTGATAATGTAGGATTTAAAGAAGATACTAATGAGAGAAAAGCTCTTATTCATAAATATATTAATTGGTTAATTAAATTAGAAGTAGAATTATTTGACATCTGTAAAAATTATGGATATAAAGAGCCTATTAATATAGGTAGTTGGCAACAAGTAGATGAACTTCTCTATGATAAGATGAAGATTCCTCGCCGTGATGGGACAGGGGAACAAATCATAACCGCATTACTAGGGAATACAGTAAAGAAACCAGACCAGATTAGAACTTGTGAAATTATTTTAGAATGGCGAAGAGTTAATAAATCTATTGGCTATCTTCAGGCTGAACCTGATTATGATGGCCGAATGAAAACTAATTTTAAAATAACTGGAACTGAAAACTTTAGAACTTCTACAAATGTCCTTGAACCTCCTATTAGACCAGAACAAATGGGTTGGGCTTTCCAAACTATATCCAAGCATGGAGATATTGGGCAAGACTTACGCTCAATTCTTATCAGTGACCCAAAATATGTCATCGTCAACATTGACAAGTCTCAGGCGGAAGCGAGAGTTTGCTCATTATTGGCAGATGACGAAGAAACCTTACGTAGTTATGATACGGGAGACAAACATGCTCTCACTGCCGCTAAATTCTTTGGAGGTAAAGAGGAGAGTTATTCTAAAAAGATTCTCGGATTCGAGTGTCCTGAGCGTTTTGTTGGTAAAACATTAAGACATGCCTATCACTTAGGAATTACAAAAAGAGAGGCGATGATAAATGTTAATACAGACGCACGCAAATACAAAATCCCGATACGCATATCTGAATGGAGAGCTGGTGAGTGCCTTAAAGTTTTGGCCTCGGACACTCCTAAGATTCAAACTGTGTTTCATCATACTATTCAAGAGTTACTTCGTAAAAATAGACGAATTTACGGAACCTATGGTGCTTCCAGATATTTCTTTGATGAGATGGACACTAGAGATTTATGGAAAGGTGCCTACGCGTTTATTCCCCAGCAAACTGTTTCAGACTCTACGAAAAAAGCAGGATTATCAGTTCTTAAGAAACTCTGGCATATTAAGATAGTATGTGAATCTCATGACGCGCTGACCTTTCTAATACCGGATAGGATGGCACTATATGATGATGTGGAGGAAATTAAAAGCTATTTTCTGGAACCTATCTTATTTGATGAATGTTCCATTCCTAGACGGCCTCTCATAATACCTTGTGATGTGGAAATAGGAATTGATTATTGTAATCTTGAGAAGTTTAGAAGGAAGGTGGCTTAATGTTCATCACAATTCATAAACAAAGAGATGGAAGATTTACTTTAGGAACAGTGATTCATAAGAATCCTGAATGTCTTACTCCTAAACAGAGATTAAGTGTAATAGTAGTAACTGGAGAGATTTGTAAGATTATTCCTAAATGTAAGAAGTGTTATAAGAAATGAACAGAATGAACACCGACAAAGTTGAGCAATATCAACTCCATATGAGTTGGATAGATAAGTGCATGGAGAAAAGACATAAGTTATCAGATTGGGAACGAAAATTTGTAATTGATATTCGTCTCCAGTTAAGACAAAAAGGTTCTCTAAGTGATAAGCAAGCTGAAGTTTTAGAAAGAATTTATGCTGATAAGACATCATGAGTCATCATTGTCATGCAACTAATTGTAAGATAAATGATCCTCCTGAAATGTTTATGTGTAGAAGACATTGGTTTAGTTTACCTAAACAATTAAGAGATAAAATTTGGAAAACATATCGAAAAGGGCAATGTGACGATATGAATCCTAGTAATGCTTATTGTTTAGCAGCTAAAGAATGTTTAAAATTTATAGCAGATAAAGAAGGTATTGTTCCAGATACTAGACTGTATGATATGTTTCTTGCCAGGGAATAGATGTCCTTCCTAGATGAATTATTAGAGACAACGAAAGAATATGAAGCACCTCAAAGATTTTATTATTGGAGCGGACTTGCCACCATAAGTGCAATTCTTAGGGATAAAGTATGGTTCGATATGGGAGGGAACTATAATCTTTATCCTAATATTTATGTTCTTTTATATGGTCCATCGGGAGTAAGAAAGGGACCGGCGATAGCTCTCGCTAGGAAAATTATCACTCGAATAGATAATACTAAATTGATAAATGGGCGCGCTACTATTGAAGCTATTATCAAAGAACTAGGAACGATTAAATCAAGACCTGGAAAAGAACCTCTTAAAGATTCATGTGGATGTGTTATAGGGTCAGAACTTAGTTCATCAATTATTAGTAATCCATCCGCGATGGATATTTTTACAGACCTCTTTGACCGGATTTGGAACGAAGGTAAATGGGATTATAGGTTAAAAGCAGGGGAATCTCATAACTTAGTTAGTCCTACTATTACTTGGTTAACAGCTACTAATGAAGCATTATTTAAGGATTTTGTCCCAGAGAAGAATATTCATGGAGGATTAATCGGTAGGATGTTCATGATAGCAGAGAATAAGCCTAATACTATTAATTCTCTGATGTTCACTCCCGATAAATCTCCTAATGCAGATAAGTTAGCTGAAATGGTTAAGCCCTTAGCAGAGATGAAAGGGCCATTTCAGATGGATAAAGAAGATAGAGTTTATTTAGATTTATGGTATCAAGATTTTGTTAGAAATAAAGCGCCCGCGTTGGCAGATGAGACTGGATTCGTATCAAGAGTATTAGACTTTGTAGTTAAAAATGCCATGCTAATTTCTTGTGGTAGAAGAGCAGACCATAAATTGATTAGAGCAGACATAGATGAAAGTTTTGAGATTACATTACCTCTAATCATACCAACTAAGAGATTAACCGCGGCACTTAAGAAAACAGATTCTTCTGATGTTCAAAAGCGTTCTGAAGTTTTGATTTATTTAGCCAGTCGGTCTACTGAATTAGTAGGAAGAAAAGAAATACTTAAGGCGCTTGGATTAAGATTAGACCATGAGGACTTGGATAAAGTAATTGTTCTTCTAATGCAGATGGGAGTTGTGAATATTGAAAATCATGCAGGTGAAGTAGCTTACAGATTAAACATGAACAATCCTAAAGTTGCAGCTTATGTGGAGGGATTTAAGAAGTGAACCCAATTCTAGCCGCTCTATGTCGAATAATTTTAAGATTATTGGCTGATAATCCTAAAATTCAAAATATATCTTTAGCAGATGAGAAAATAATTCTTGATGCTTTAGAACAGACAGATAAACCAGGAGAAAAGAAATGAGTAAAAAGAA